TGGTGATATGAAAAGCACTTCTGATTTTGGAATCTCAAACTTCTGTTGAGCGCATATGCGAGAGAATACCCACTGCATCAATGAGATTGACAGATATCCAGGTTTGCCTGAAGATAGGTACATGATTTTGCAAGGATTGCTTAGTACATAACCAAACTCAGTCTCTTTTACTTCCGATATGATGTCTTCACCGCTTTTTAAGCGAAAAAAAAGCACATCACTTGAGTTCGATTTTGTAGACTTTGAACTTGAACTTTTCTTCGCCATATAATTTGATCCTTTCGGCAAAATGCTTTAATGTATAGTTCTCATGTTTTTTATGTCTCATATCATCTGCGATATCAAACAGAGTTGCTGCATCTTTTGTGTCACTCTTACGTAGACCTCGACCAATAGATTGCAAGTTTCTTATGCGTGACTTAGATGGACTAGCAAATATAATGTTGTGAAGATTTCTAATATTGATGCCAGTACTAAAAGTACCAAAACTAGCAACAATAATAGCCTGCGTTTCCGATTCAACGATCTTACGAATCCCTTCGCGTATATCCACATCTGTTTCTCCACTTACGAAAAATACCTTTCTGTCCACTCCCACTCTGTCTGAAATGAGTTTGTGTAGAATACGACCGTGTTTGTCAACGTACTGGAAGAGAACGAGCGTGTTTCCTTCAAGTGAGACGGCAAGATTAGAGATGAACCGGTTTCTGGCATCGTTAAGGACAAGGTACTCAATCTCCTGTTGGTATGTAAAGTTCTTTGCTGCTTGGCAGATTGACTCATTATGTCTAAGAAGAAGACACTTGATTTGGAACTCAGCCAAGTGCTTTGCATCCATAAGTTCTTTCGTTGTGATGACTTTGCGAACGGTTCCAAATAACCCTTCAAGTACAAGCTTGTGAGTCTTTGTTCCATCAAGGGTACCTGTAGTTCCAATTCTATACTTTGCATTTGTCAATCCTGTCATAATATCTATAAGAGATTTAGCTTTGAACAGATGCGCTTCATCACCGATCACAAAATCAAAGTCAGCAAAGTACTTCTTCGGCATCTGATAGATAGACTGCCAAGTTGAAATAGTCAGAAACTTGTCGCTAGACTTTTCTTGACCCTGATAGATTTTATGTATGTTGTCACTTACGTTCCAGCCATTCGTCTCACTGTAGTCTTTGAAATCGCTTGTCAACTGTTCTACGAGAGAAACAGTTGGTACGATAATCAAACCTCGTTTCAGTCCTTTATGTTCCAAAAAACGAGCCAGAAGATAGATAATAAGAGACTTACCACTTGCAGTGGGGCTAAGTAGTAAAGCTCTCCTTGTACGAATTGCGTGAACGAATGCATCCAACTGGTAATCTCTTGGAGCATGTTTCGGCCTTAACTGTTCTACAAACTCTTTTGCTTCTGTTAACGAAAACTCTTCATCATAGTCTTCATTTTCATAGTTCCAATCATAACCACGTTCTTCACAAAACTTTGCAATCTCAGGAACAAGTCCACGATATACTTGTCTCTGTCTTGTATCAAACAACCTGATTTTACCGTCCCACAACTTTGCTCTATATTGTGGTGTGAATTGATATCCTGGAACCATGAAAGTGAAATGTTCTCTCAGTTCGTAGGATACTCCTTCTGTACATTCAACACGAACGAAAGCTTCGTCCTTGTTATGAATAATAATTTTACTGTCCATTACGTTTCAAAACTTTCATATGGCTGTCGGAGTAATTCTTTTTACCCTTGTAAGGACCTCTCTTCTTACCTTTAGTTCTCTGTCTAGCCATACTTATCTTTCTTCTGGAATCTTCGCTATGTGTTCTACCATACATTGGATTACCTTCACCCGAAAAAATTTCTTTCATCTTCTCTACGTGATCAGCCGACAGTTTTTTACCTTTGCGGGCTTCGCTCATCTTTTGTATCGTATCTTTTGATCTCTTCTTACCTTTCCAAGGTGAAGCTTCACTCATCTTTTTTCTAGTGTCTTCAGACACTTTCTTTCCTTTATGTGTCTCACTGATAACTTTTGATATGATTTCTTGTTTGGATATCATTTTAGATAATCCTTTCCAAGCAAGTTCATCTTCCCAATGAGCAAATTCTTTCCATAGTTGCCTGTGAAGTTCGGCGTGTTCTTCTATTGTCACTTCAATTAGGTTGTTTTTTTCATCAGTACCTCCCATATGTTTCGGTATGATGTGGTGTATATGTTTCATCAATTTCCTCCGACATACTTCTCCCAGTCAATGATTGATCGAACTTGAAAAGTTCTGTTGTTCAGTTCTTTGAGTACCGATTTGCAGAAATCTGTAATCTCTTCATGAAGAGACTTTTTCAGTAGTATGTTGTTCAGCTCTTTATCTGAATCTAGATATACGGATATATCTGCTCTCAATATCTTTTTCGTCATAGGCTCATAACCATACTTTTGAAGGTCTTCTGGATTATTTAGATCACCAGAATAGTAACTAAACTTCACTCTTCTCAATTCCTGATACTCAGACATCATCTTTTTCACAACAAGATTATGGTGTGTCATAATGCGAAGATACTTTGAATGAAGAGAAGGAATTTTTTGCAGTTCTTTGCTAGGTTCAGTCAGATCAATAGAACTATCTTTTGACCATTCATCCATCAAGACATCAATGTTCACTGGGGGCTTCATAATATAACTCCAATTAAATAAACCAAATTCTAAGATAGAACTCAGTTTATGTCAATCATATTCTTTCGATTTCAAAGTAATCGTATCGAATACCTAGTTCAGATGTGATGACATTATCTGCCGTTTCAGATGTACTAAAAGTAACACCACTTAGAGATACTGGATGGCAGTTACGAAACTTGAAACGAACATTTGGTATATTAGCATTTGTATTGATAGTGAGAATACCATCATAGTATAAAGGATTATCTGGATTGTAGTGTTTAGCATACTCTTCAAACTTGGTAGGTATAGCAACGCTGCGAAGCCAGTTATATGTTTCTTCCCATACTCTCAAGTCTTCATCAACAAGAAATGACATTGTTAACTGATCATAGTCTAGTTTCAATCCGTGACGATAGATGTCTGAGAATGGATTCAATTGAGTTATAGCAGAAACTGAAACGCTCGGCATGGTAACAGTCTGACAGAAGTATCTTGCAAAAGATAAGTTAGGTATGACAAACGTATACTTTGTTGGTTGCAGAAAACTTGTGTTTTCTGGCGTTCTCATTACTATGTTATCTTTTGTCATTCGTCATTATCTTCTTTAACAAATAGATGAGATGCACCAGGATGCCAAGTACCAGAGTATGATTTCCACTTCTGTTTGGCTTTATCACGAGACTTTGCTGCCTTCACGATATCTTTTGGATCTTTTTTACCTAGTTTAACATCTTCATCATTGTTGAGACGTTGACGCACTAACCATGTTACTGCTTGTAGTTGATGCGGATGTAAGTAGTTAGCATCACCAAGCTTCGCACCGTTTCTCTGATTAACATGATCGGCAGCTTGAATATAAGCTTGCTTCACTCTGTTGTACTTCTTCTTTGTCTTCAGTCCTGCTGCACCAAAAGCTGCGTCAGTAATTCTTGCACCTGATGCAACTGAGTGTGCGTGTCTATCGATAACAACTTGAGGATCGCTTGGGTCTTTATCTCCTCCATGATCGATTAGATGAGCGAAGGCTAGGGTTTTCTGTCCTTTGATAACTTTGTTGTAATGCTCACCACTCAACAAACGTTCTGCCGCTTGTCTTTGTAGATCACCAGCAAAAGTTCTTCCGTACTTGTAGTATGGCTTCTGCTTCTTACCACCGAGGGCTGTCTTGCGTCTTGCAACTCTAGAAGCATCAATCATATTATTGTGCCAGTCTCTCTGAGGAGAATAGACAGATGTTAAGCCAGCAACAGTGTGATGAGGAACTCCTGTTGTCTTAGATACCGATGCTGTATACTCTTGTGCATTTTTGTACCAATTTTTACCATTATGCAATTCAGCCTTTGATGCTTGATCATAGTGATTGACGATGTTCATAAAATCTACTGGGTGCTGTTCATGCCATCTTTGACCTGGATGTAGATTTTCTCCAGCTTCGGAAATTAGCATATATTCTAAAAATGATAACATATGATGAGTCCTGAGTTGTTTATTCTATTTATATAAAAAAAGGGCAGCATTGCTGCTGCCCAGTTTGTACTCTTTGTTCTTGCTTCTTATTAGGTAAGATTGCGAACTCTGAATAGTCTGTAGTACTGATTTGTACGATCAGCGATGACACCAAGACCAGGTGAAGCGTAGTCGTAACCACGTGCAAATGGATTTGCTACCATGCCGTAACGTGTCTTGAAGCCGATCTTTGGCTGGAATGTATCCTGACCAATAGCACGAACCATCTGTAGAGGAACGTATGGGCAGTAGAATAGACCAGCGTCATAAGGAGAAGTACCCTTATAACCAACGCAAGCAAGTTCGTCACCAGATGAAGAACCACCGAAGTAAGGATCGATGTAGACCTTCACACGACCGTGCATTGTACCAGCGAATGTGTTACCTGTATCATCAACCTGTAGATTAACGTTTAGAGCAGGTGTGTAGTCAAGAACGCCAGCCATAGCAAGAGCAGAAGCAACGTCAGAAGATACTAGAAGGATGTTACCCTTACCACGTCTTGTTGCCTTTGCGATAGCGTTACATTCACGTTCGATCTGGAACACAAGACCCTTGAACTTTTCAACAGACCAACGGCCGTTTGAGTCAGTATCAAGATCGAATGTACCGGCGGTTGTTACACCGTACTGGGCACCTACAACAGCAGATGTGTAAACAGTTCTTACAACTTCACGATTGATTTCAGCAAGAATTTCTGTTGAAAGAATGTTTGCAAGCTCTGTTTCAGCATCAAGACCGTGAACAGCCTTAAGATCCTGTGCAAGTTCCATTGTGTATTCAGCCTTTAGAGCGCGTGAACGTGCTGTGACTGTTACCTTTTCAATGCTGAAAGCCATTTCAGCAAAAGCGTTACCTGATACGCCATCACCTAGAGCTTCAGCTTGAGTTGTTGACATACCCTTAGCTGTTGTGTATGCACCAGTATTTGCTGTGTTTGCAACTGGGTTTGTACCAACATGACCGCCTGTACCTGATAGACCTGAAGATGCGTTCTGTGATGAGAATGCAGTATCTACTTCATTGAAGAATGTTTCAGCGCCTGACTGATTTGTATAACGTGAGCGCATAGCAAAGATAAGTCCTGTTGGACCTGTCATTGGCTGAACACCTGCGATATCATAAGCAATCAAGTTAGGAAGAGCACGGCGAACCAAGCTGATAAGAATTGGATCGTATGCGGCGATAGCAGAGTTACCACCAGATGCATTACCGAGACCACCACCGTAGTTAGTTGGAGCAGCTTCATTTAATACACGGCTTTCTTCTGCCATTGCACGTTCTTGGTTTTCCAAGATCATAGCAGTTACGGCACGACGATAAGGATCTTTAATCTTACCGGCACCTTCGTGATCAAGAACTGGTGACCACTTATGTTCTAAATTTTCTGAAAGATACATTTTTGTTATCTCCTTTAATCTTTCTTTTATTATATTTATAATTCTTTATTACTTAGGAAGAGTTCTACCAAGTGTTTGTACGTACTTTGCCATAGGACCTGATAGTTCTTCATTAATCATGTTTCTACCATCTGATACCGATTCAACAGAATCAAGAACTCTGTCTGACTTTACAGATGAAGAGAAATAGTTTTCTTTTAGAATATTCAATTTCTGTGCATATTCATTCACACTAGAATATTCAATGCCTTCAGCCAATGTCTTAAGCTTGTCTGCTTGTGTAACTGTTAAATCTTCACACACATCAACTAAAATTTCGTTTGTCTTTGACTCATTAAGCATCTTGCTTAGAGCAACATTGCGTTCAATTTCTTCATTGAGTTTATCAGTCAACTCTTCGACCTGATTACCCATTTCTTCAAGAACATTGATCTTATCTTCTGGAATGTCGATATAATTTTCAGTGAATAGATTACGAAGACCTGAGATAAAATCTTCTGTTAGTTCTGTACGAAGACCTGCTTCAATAGCAATTTCGTTGTCAGATGTCCACTGTTCAACAACATAGTTGAGATAGTCATCAACATTTGATGTTAGACCTTCTTCAAGTGACTGAACTTCTTCGGCAAGAGCGGCAGCATATGCTTCTTCAAGAACTGCAAGTTCTTCAGCAAGCTTTAGCTTTACGGCAGCTTCGAAGATTGTTGCAGCTTTTTCTTTGAATTCTTCTGAAAGTTCTTCGCCAGCAAACAATGCATCCATTGCTTCTTGCATGTCAATTTCGTAGTCTTCAAGTTCTTCAGAAATATCATCTTCAAATTCTTCTGATACAAGTTCAAAGTTTTCTTCAATTGCTTCTGCGATCTGATCTTCATCATAACCTTCAGCAACAAGAGCATCAATGAATGATTCTAGCTCTTCTGAGATTTCAATTTCATCATCTTCTTTTAAAGCAACTCTACCAGCTTTAGCTTGCATGGCTCTTTCTTTTCTTGCCATTTCTGGTCCAAGAGCTTGAGATACGGCACTAATTTCACCGCCACCCTTCATTTCTTCAAGCTTACGATTACGATTTGTTGATACTGCTTTACGACCAATATCACCAACAGCACCTTTGCTCTTAAATGTTCCTGAAGAACCTTTTGCTTTACCTGATGGTAAATATGTCACTTTTCTTCCTGCTGCTTTAAATGCAGCCGTTGCCTTTTCACCTTCTTCACGTTCTTGTGCTTTACCTTCTTCTAGTGTATCACCATCTTCATCAAGCTCTTCAGCAATTGAACCCATTGGTTCTGCTGGTCTTGCACCTGAAGTTGGTTGACTCTTATCTTTTTTGACAGCGCCAGAGGCAGCAGCACCAACATTTGAACCTTCGCCAGCAGACTTAGGTGCATCTGCAACAAACTGTGCAGAACCTAAAGACTGTGCTGGATCAGAATATGCTGAACCTGGTCTTAAAGTTGCAGCAAGAGCAGTATTCTCATTCATAAGAATTGCCTTTGCTGTTTCAGTAAGTGACTTACCCATATTAGATTACTCCTTGTTTTAATATATTTATAATTTTTAAAGTTTTGAAAGATAATTCTTAAACACTTTCAATGCTACATCTTCAATATCATGTCTAGATGATTCACGAAGTAGTTTTTGAGCGCGTTCTTGATGAACTGCCTTCCATCCTTGATTAGTTAAAATCCATTCAGCTCCTTCCATAATACCTTGTACAAAAGCATCTGGTGCAGAAGGATCTGCGACGATATCTGCCGCTGTGGCAAGATGAAAATCGTCTTGAACGAGTTGAAAGCCGTTGGATGGCTTAAGAGACCCTACGCCTCTTGTTGAGACACCTAGACTTGCTCCACCATCAAGCAAACTCTTCACAATTTTTCCATTAGGAGTATCTAAGATTTTTGCCTTACCGATAAAGTTGTTACCATCTGGCATAAGACTTGTGATCATGTGTGATACACGATCCAAGTTAATTGTTGGTGAGTCAGGATGACCTAGTTCACCAAAAGCTCTATTCTTCATTACATAGTTTTGATTATATCTATCAACTTCTTTTGTTAATACATGGCGTGGATATACACGACCATTACGGTTTTGCTTTTCAGCTTGCATAAAGATGCCTTGAATAAAAGCTTCTTTTTTACCGTTTACTTCTTCTGTTATGTACTGAACATTCAGCACTTCTTCTTTGATCAGTTTCATCTGTTACAGTCCCAGTGATGCTCTTTTGCGTATTGATTTTTGTCTCTTCATAAGAGTTCTTGTCATCTTTGATCTGCGCTTGATTTTACCACGGCGTTGACCTAATTTTCTATTTCGTCTTTCAGCAGGTGACATTCTTTGTAACTGTCCACCTGATACTTTGTATCCTTCAACATTAGATACTTTCTTGCGGCGTTGAATTTTACCACCGCGAATACGTGCTTTTATGATCTTTACTCTTGCTTCGTCTAGTTTTTCTTCACCGTCCATATAATCAGCAACGGAGTTTAAGTAGTCAGCAGCTTTTGTAATTTTTGATTGCGTCCAAGCTTCAAGTTCTTTGTTACCTTTAACTTTTGACATAATGCTTTTAGCATCTTTTGTTATGGCATTTAGTTCTGAACGAGCCATAGAACTCTCTTCACCAGATTCTTCTTCTTTCAAGTTGTTCTTAGGCACAATTGTTTCATTGCTTGGTGTTGTCTTGTAGTGAGTGCTACCAGGTTTCTGTTTTGGTAAACCTCTTTCAACAGACAAACTATCTTCTTTTGGATCTACAGCTTCATCGATACCATCTTCTTCAAGAACATCAGAACGAAGCTTCTCAGCACGAGATGGACCAATTATTCCCATCTGTTCAGACATCTTTGCTGCCACAGATTTCTTCATCTCAAACAGTTTCTTTTCCATGATAAGTGTGATATTCTCTGAGAGAATTTCGTTTGCAGCATCATAGTTTCTATTCTTGATATTTGAGATGATACCACTCATGTTATGATACTCTATTGAATGCATATGGGTCAGCAGTTTGACCTGCATCATAATCACGACTGTCTTTCTTTAGATCAAGGAAAATTGTGATGGCATCACCAAACACAACATTAGCAGTGCTAATTAAAATATCACCTGTAGCATTTGCTTCTGGGTTAGAGATTACCGCGCCATCATTTTCAAAGTTGAAATCAACAGAAGTTGATCCAAACACGATGATTTCTGAATTTCCGTCGCCTTCCCATTTCAAACGAATAGAACCACTAGTTCTACTATATGCTTTGATCTTCTTTATGGTAGTTCTGTAATTTGATTTTGCGTGTGTATTAGAAGACATAATGTATCCATTTGCATTTAAAGAAAACGCAAGGTTAGATGCATCAACTAATCGAGTATTTGCTTCTTGTGTACCATCTGATAGAATGATGTACTTAATTAAAGCTCTTTTATTAGAATCAATTAGCTTTTGTTCTCTTATTATGTTTGCCATCTCTTAGTGCCTTACCGCAAATGTTAAAACTTTATTGAAAGAAGTTGCACTTTCGTTTAACATTTCTTCCATCTTTTTCTTGTTCTTCTTGTTCATAGACTCATGTAATGAAACAATCTTTTTTGCTACAGTGTTATTTATCGTAATTGCCTGCTCACCAATTACAATTTCTTTCTCTGTTATATTGTTTTCTAACATGTTTTGAATAGTGTGATAAACAGATTCTTGTTGATCTTGTTGTCTAAGCATTGCTTGATTTGCCTGACGACCAATTCTTTCCAGCCATCTTTGAACGGCAGCATCAGCAGAACTTGCTTTAGATACACTTACTCTAGGTCTTCTTCTGAAGTTATATACTGGTTTAGCATTTCCACTATTATCTTGTGTGGTCATAGCTGAACCAACATCTTCATCATCTTCATTTCTTGAAGTGAACTCTCTAAGCATTGCTTGGTTAGCTTTACGATCAATAATACGGCTCCATGTGTCTATAGCAGCACGATTAGTTACTGCTGTAGGTACAGAGACAGACGGCTTCAAACCAAACTGATAGTTTGGACCTGGTTCTTTTGGACCTGGCGGTAAAGAAGGTAAAGAGATATCAGGCATACGCAATCTACCACCTCT